TCGTAGGTGTAAGTGATGTTCGTTTCTGGATTCGTGAATTCTTGGCCTTCAACGTGTGGCTTTGCTGGAATGCTCATTCTTCTCCGGCCCCTTCCGGTACGAGTGTTGTATTTGTTGCAGTCGATGTCAGGCCGTCAACAATGACAACGTATTTCGATTCGTCGTTTATTGAACCCGTCCCGAAAGTCGGAACACGAGTTGCAAATATCAATTCGACGTAAGGGTGCGAACTGTCACGGACAACGGCGGTGATCCCATGCTTGAAAAACAGCTTGCCTGTATCCTTGCCGAAAATGCTGACAGTGCCAGCGATACTGTATCTCTCCGTAACCTCAAACTGGCTCCCCTGCGGGTTCAACAACTTATCTATGTGAACTCTGATGCCAGCATTCCAGTTTCCAAAATAATTGTTTGCCGCAGTCGATGATCCCGGAGAAGAGTTGTTAAGGCCGCAGAACTCGCCGCTGTTTGGAATTGTGTTTAACGTACAAGTTCCAGACTGATCAACCTTGAAACCGATTGGTTTTTGAATGAATTGATACCGACCGTCTGCATAACCTCGACTCATTCCATGAGCATCCGCAGTTGGATCGGCAACGTGATACAACTTTAGAGAATCGTCCTGTATGGCGAGATAAGAATAGTTTCCTGAGTCGTCAACTTTTCTTGCTCTTAACTTCCATGTTGGGGTCGGAAGAATTTGCTCTCCCGCGTTTCCGATCTTTGTTGCGTCCTGTGCATCGACGTATTCTTTGTCTACATCGCCCGCAGGTTGCGATTGAATTTCCTCTATTGTTGTGACGCGATCAAGAAGTTCAGATTGCAATAACTCCCCCTGAGTCACCCGTGCTCCGAGAGGCGAAGACGCGACCCAAGTTTGAGATGCACGAACAAACAATTCGAGCCTTACTGTATCGAACCAGTTCGTTCCGTTGGGTGCATTAGGCGGCTCTGTGTCCCGAACGATAGTACCGGGAGGAAAGACGATTGCATCAATCTTGTCGTCTGTGTATTTCTTTGAATCGGTGAGAGCCTTCGCATCGCCATCAGTCACTTCTTTTTTCGTGGCGTGTGATGAAAGGTCAGTTGGTGGGATTGCTGCGATCTCGTTGTCCGTGTAAGCCTTAGAATCAACAAGAGCCTTCGCATCGCCATCAGTCACTTCTTTTTTCGTGGCGTGTGCAGACAGGTCAGTCGGCGGTATCGCGGCAATCTCGCTGTCGGTGTACGCCTTCGCATCAACAAGTGTTGAGGCGTCTCCTGCATCTATAGCAATTTGAATCCAAGCATCGTTGTAGCCACCACTAGCAGACAACGAATCAATCTGGATTTGCAGCTTACTGTCTTGATCGTCAACGTATGTAGTCAGTGCATAACTAGAAAGATCAACGTTCCCTGCCGGTGGTATTGCTGCAATCTCGTTGTCTGTGTACGCCTTCGCATCTGCAAGTGTTGTGTCGTCTGCTGCCACCATTTCAATCGTTGTTGAATAATCTGAGAGATCAACCGACACGTTGATTCCATCAACTTTTAAGTCCAACTCATCAATTCGGTCATTCAAGAACCAGTTTGCGTCAAACTGAGTCGTAACCAGTTCGAGGTTATCTGGTAGATTTATGGGACGAGTTGAATCACTTCCGGGTGGGATGGTAAGAACATCTACCGTTGTTATCTGGCCTTGACCAACAGAATCCTCGGCTTCAGCAGGCTCTCTGAAAACTATAACTGAAACAATGTCGTCTGACGTTAAGCATCCGTCATTAAGTGTCAATGTGACTTCTGTCAGCGTGTATTGATCGTTGTCAAGCACAACCCCATTAACAAGAACAAGAGAGGTTTCTAAGCTTGCGTTCTGTAATGTGTTGGCGTTCCTGTCTGGGCCTTGAAACACCGTCTGTCCGATGGTCGAGTCGTAGTAGTACATCGACACAAGTAGACCCGCACCCACTAAATCTCTTGGAGTTGAAGGCACACAGCCTATCCCAACACTTGAATCTGACCTTGAAGCCTGAACAGTATTCTTGGAGCAACTGTTAGGTTTGATCGTTATTTTAGGAGAAGTGGTCACGCAGCATTCGGACATTATTTCACCACTAACGGGCCAAAGGAAATTGTTTTCACTGATTCAGGGGTTTTGAACCACCGTATATCCCATCGATACGGAACTTCTGGTTTTAGCTGTGCGGTCTCAGTGCCGTCTAAGCTAATAACAATAAATTGAGGGTCATCGCTTGAATACAGTTCTATGGAGAAATCAAAGACTTTGGAAACGCGAACAATTCCACCATTCGGATTGCTCTCATCTATATTCCTTGTAACCTCCCAGAGTTCCGAAGAATAGAGATAGTCTTCGATATTTGCATCTGAAGGGTCTTCTTCGCAACTTAGGTCTATGTCCACGCGAATAGATAGGTAATCTCCACGAATTGCAGCTACTGCTATTTCGCATGGAGTTGTATTTATAGTTTGCATTTCCAAATCTCCGACTAAAAAAATCAAACACTAAGCATATATTCCATTCGGCGGACTGCTTCCGAATGCTACGTTGAAATCGATTGCGTGATTCACTCTGTAATACAGCGTAATTGGCTCAAAAAACGGGTATTGCGTACCTGATGGTTTCATCTGCTCACCTTTTTCTGTTAGTGCAACAGGAAGATCGGCGGGAACGCCCGGATCGGGCATCCCTTCACTCTTCACAAACACCCTCCTTCGCTCCATTTTTCCAGTAACAGCGTCGAACTCCATCGCGTTCAGTCCTGAGTTTATTACTGGAAGAATAAACCCTTCAGTTCGATAGATAAGTTCAACATTTACTTCCCAGAAGCGAACAGTGAAATCTCCAACCTGCTCTCGCTGGGGAGTAGCACTTACGCCCTGACACATCCAAGTTGCAGCAGGTCTATTCAACCAACTTGCTCCATTTATCCCTCCGGTAACACCTGCGGCTTGCGTCCAACTAAACTTTTCTCTATTACCTTTTATCGTCAACTTCATCTGCCCCACCGTCTTCGTAAGACCCGACCAGATGGCATCTCCGGCAGTGTTCGTGATAGCACGAGGAGTCGCTGTATTGTTGTTATAAGTTGCTTGCTTTGAGAATATAGTTGTATCTCTATATGCATTTTGAACAGGCACCTCTACGGTTGAAGACGAGAAATTCCAGACATCAGACCTGTTGAGTGGATTCAGTACCGGCCCTTCTCCGTTGTCACCGCTGCCGCCTCCTCCACCACCACCGCCGGGTCCACCATCACCACCGGGGGCACCCGCACTATTCGGAGCATTCGCTTCAACTACGCCATAAGAAATAGACAACTCAGCATGGTAGAAATCTGACTCTGAGAGTTCAGCACTTAAACAATAAATGCTTGGATACTCTGGGTGAGAGTCTCCAAACTTTATGCCAACAGAGTTCAAGCATTCTTGAGTATTAGTAGGACCATCAAGAGTAAGTGCAAAACTTCTTTCACACTCTATTGCGTTACCAAAAGAATGACTGAAAGTCCTCGGCAATATCTCTCGCCACGATACTACTGACATCTTACGCCCCCGCTATGGTTGCAACTGTAAGGCCCGTACCCTTCAGTTGCCTGTTTATTTTCTTTAGTTGAGCAATTTGCTCTTTCTCTGCCTCAAGTGCTGGATCATCCTGACCAGAAGCAAGCCGGAAGAACTCTTCCATCCCCTCTGAGGTTCTCGTGTCCATTGCTTTTAGGTTTTCATCCGCAATGTCTTGCGTCTGCTCTTTTATCTGACGAAACCAATTAACCACATCGCTTGCAGTGTTCTCAACGTAGTTCCTGACTTCCGAACCGGTAAGTATTCCCTTGTTGAACTCTTGAACAACAGCAGCAAGCTTGTCAATCTCTTGGGTTTGCTCTTTGAAGTCGTCTATGTTGAATCCAAGATTCTCAAGATAACTTTCCTTCCTTTGCTTCTCAGCTTGACCCCCGGCGATTTCAGCGTTTTTCTTTGCCAACTCTAGCTGCTTCTCAGCAGCGGTGATTGCCGCAGCGTTACCCGCTGCTCTTGCTAAGTTGAGGTCGTCTTGTGCTTTCTTTAAGTAAGTTGCTATTGCAACAAGATTCTCTTCGTAGGCTTTCGCCGTCTTTTCTTGCGGAGATAACGAGGATTCAACAAGTTTTTCAACAACCTTCACGGCATTCTTGTAAGCATCTGCTAACTTGTTTGCAGCGTCTTCTTGAGACTTCAACTCTTGAGACTGCTTTTTCTGAAGATCAAGCAGCTTTTGGGCTTCTCTGTTTAAGTACTGGTAGTCACCGGCTTGCACAGTGCCCGCCTTGACCAACCTGTTCACAACTTCAAGAACTTTTTGGTACTTCTCATACTGGTCTTGAACTTCCTTGTTTATCAAACCGACTCCACCGGCTTGTTGTGCTAACTTTGCGTATGCACTATCTACAGAACCGGCAATAGAACTAGATACGCTCTGTTCAGTTACGCCTTCAAGCTTAAATTGAAATGGCTTTGCTGTTGCGGCTTGTGCATCTTGGAAGTCATCAACGAGTGAACCCATGCCTTCCTTCACAGCATCAGTAGCTTCAGTCATGGTATTCTTTAGGTCTTCCATGTCGCCATTTACGCTGTCTGTCGTTTCGGAAAAAGCAAGTCCAACGGAAACAAGTAACGCAGTAATTGCGGCAAGAGCGAGAGCCAACTGGCCCCAGCCGGGAATAGCTGATTGAGCAATTAACGCACCCGCTCTAAAGATTGCAGCCCCAGCCTGAAAGATAATGGCACCCGCTTTGAATGAAACCATTGCAACCACAACTCCCATTATGGCAGTTGCAAAAGGTCTTATGATCACGCTGAGGTCTTCAAGGTCTGCACCAAAAAGACCAAGAAGCCCTTCCACTCCTTTAAGAATTTCACCAAAGATCAACACAGCAGTCGCAACAACACCACCAACAATGGTCGCAAAGTCAACAAGTCCTTCGACAAGACCCTCTACCAGTGCCGTAAGCAATGACCAATCAAAGTCTTCAAATATGGAAGCTAAACCTTCTGTAAAACGCTGCATTGCAGGCAGTGCGTTTATGAATCCCTGACCTACCGCACGAAAAATAGGAAGAAAAGATTTACCTAATGAGCCAGACAGATCACCAACCGAAGCAGTGATTACACGCATGACTTGACCATACGTTTCGGCTTCTCGAATCGCCTGCCCTTGTGCGTTTGCAGTTTTTTCCATTATCACTGCAACGGTAGCAAGAGACTTCGCGTAAGGGTCAAGTGCCTGACCTTTCGTCTGGATCAATCCTAACTCTAAAGCCTTTAGCTCAACTTCTGCCGCACGAACATCAAAACCAAGACGACGAAGCGGTAACGATATTCCAGCCAAAGATGCCTGTAACGCACCTGCCGCCCTATCAACGCTGACATTACTAAATGCAGCAACGTCAGCAGACAGACTAACCAATGCAGTCGATAACTTGGCAGCATTTTCCTGTCCTGATCCAAGAGAAGTAAAAAGATTCCCAAAGGTTCCGGCAGCGGAAAGAGCCTGAGTCTCCGATATTCCGATCAATGTAGTTATTTTTGCGAAATTCTCTACTGATTCTGCCGCATCCCCGAAAACTTGTTGAACTTTTATAAGTTCATTTTCTTGTTGTGCTGTCGCTTGAACGAACTGATTAAGGGAACCATAGGCTTTCTTTAACGCATTAGTAAAAACCGAAATACCTTGATTTATTGCAAGGAAATTGGTTCCTAAGCTTATCTTGCTGAGTTGCTTCTGAGTATCCTTTACGGACTTCTCCATTTTATTCATCAGCTTTTCGACATCCTGTGTCGCCTTTGCAAGTCCCTGCGTATTCGCAGTAACTTGCATCGATAAAGCTAGTGTTGGACCTGCCATTACTCTAAACCTTCTAAGTCTGCCTGTAACATCTTCAACTGATCATCTATTTGCGTTTGGTGCATCGGTGCTTTGCCCGCAGTCGGAACGAAATCTCTTGGATCAAGTTTTCGTTTCGAGTACGGAGCAAGCGATGCCGCAATCTGGTATCCAGTTTGTAACCAAGTATCTCCGAGTGGTTCGTAATATCTGTCTAGTGCAATCCATTCTGAGAGTTCACGAGAATCCATTCTCGTTTCTATCTCTCTTACTGTCATGCCCAAATGACCCGCCAACCGAAAAAGAAATCTTCTCAGTGGACGGGCATTCATTCCCCCGCGAGTTCCTCCACATCTTGATCGGTAAGCGAATTGTGACTCATTGCAAGCTTAAACAATCTGTCGCATACATCACCGCTTTTTGAAGACAATCCCTTGACTTGATCGTCTGTGAAAATACGTTTCCCTTCTTTGTCAGACAGGACGCGAGCAAGGAACTTGGAGCGAAAGTTAATCACTCCTTTATCTTTGTTCCTCAACCACTCAAGTTCGTTTGCGTCACGCTCGCCAACGCTCATGACTCGAATGTAAACTTGACCACCCCACTCGGGAACCTCTACTTCAAACGTCTTCGCGTCTGAAGCACCTAAAATCTGATCTGCTGTTAATTGAGCCATTGAAACTGCCTTCCGCTTCAAGTTAAAAATGAAAATTCCACTGTGTACTCCGTTACCCCGTTGAGGTTTGCACTACAAGTAGTCTGACCACAAACGGCCCTTTGACTCCAATCGAGTCCTCCTCCTTTAATTACAAGGTCCGCATACCTGCCCCACATGCCTGTTCCGGGGCCACTTCCCAAGTAAGTAATCGAAACGCTTCCAGAGTTCTTTACCCAGAAAAAGTCTCTAGCTTCGCTTGGTCCGGTAGGCCCGTTAATACTAAGACTTCTCATCTCAGTGATAGGGTTACCATTCCAGCTTGCTTCAACTTCTACTGAATAAGTTGCCATTGTCAGTCGTACTCCGTAGTTGGAACACACTCTGTTGACAGTGGTTCTGTTACAGGATCGGGAGTGTCTGTTCCGTTATCGCCAGCATGACGATCTATGGAGAATGTTATTGAACCTCGTATCACATCATTCACCGCAAGAGTGATTGACGAGGAAGTAACTTTTGCTGAAGTAGTCAAGTTAATTCCACCTTTGATTACGAGTTCGCCTTTTTGGTCTTCCTTTAGTGCCTTTGTGCCAATGAAGTCAATTTGAACTTCCTTGCCAGAGTCGCTGCCACCAGTGGAACCAACAAGAGGTCGTTCTTGAGTAAGAACCGGTTCCCCGTACCCTTGACCAATGTGAGAAACATCAAGTTCATCTGAACTCGATGTTTGACTCGATAATGAGTAGGTAAGATTAGTAACTGTATACTCAACTTTAACACCATCATTTGATGTTACGCCGTCAGCACTAGTTTTCTGAGGCTGAAACGTGACTATTGTTCCGACACAAGTTGCCGCCGCTGCCCCATAAGGACCGTGCGGCGTTCTGTTTAAGGGATTGGGAGTTGCCATTCTGGACTACCTTTCTGTTTCCATCCAAAGAACATCGAGACTTAAAGTAACACTGTAAGAGGGGGGCATTTCTGAACCACCGAGTTGAACAAAATCATCAGCTTCGTTTTGAACAGCAACTTGCTGCAAGAAAACGTCACCAACAAAACCTGCGTACTGATCCAGAATGAGTCGTATCGTGTCAGCAGCAAATCTCGCTGACTCGTATGTAGCATCAATCACCGTGATATCAAGGTTTACAGTCGGCGTTCCCATTGGGCCATTTACTGTCGATTCTCGCTGAATACCTGTTCTTTTATAAAGAACAAATGGGTATACAGCAGACATCGGGGCGATAACGGGATATATCCGCTCTTCAAACAACTTCCTAGCCTCGTCGTTTGCAATGAGGACGTTTCTGATTGCTGCTTCTGGGGATTTCATTGTGTTTAGTATCCTTTTTGAGACCTACCCCAGACTTCGTTGATTGCTTTCTGAAGTTGCAGCCTCATGTTTTCGTTCATCAATGATCTCATCGCTGGCAACGCCTGATTGAAAGAAAATCTGATAGGAGGCTTTCTTAGTTGCGTTCCACCAAGAGGCATGTATTTCAAATCAACGGTTTCACCTTCAGGAACAGACTTGAAGAACGCCTTTGGGTACTTTGGCACAGTAGAGACCTGCCCAACCTGCCTGTAACCCTGCCTCTTCATAAATTTGGCATACTTTCCGTCTGACCCCCTCTTCCGAGATTCCTTCACTTCGAGTTTGAATGGTCCACGCCAGTTGTAACTTGATGCGATATTACCGCTCTTGGTTCTTCTTTGGCGTGTCCCAAATTCTAGGAATCCTTGGTGGTACGCTCGATCTTTCCCTACCATCACGGAGCCACCACCAAAAGATTTAGCGTCTCCCTTTCCTGACCGTCTATAACCCGTCAGTGCTGCTGCCCATCCGTAATCCTGTTTCCAATACTTGACAACTTTTGTAGCAATAGCACGCTTCAGGTTTCCGGTTGGACCCTTCGGAGTATTCTTCCTAAGTGCTTTTGTCCCGGGCTTGATTGCTATCTTTAACGCTGCCCCCATGTGCTTTGCTGATACATAATTATTATTGATAGCCTTAAACTGATCGACAACATCCTTGAATTGAGAATCTGGAAAAAGCAACTGAACGTTGTTTCCATTCGTAGGGCTTATGGTTGCTCGATATGTTGCCGTCATTAGTCGATGTCCTCCACGCAGATCACTTCGTGCTGAGACCTGTTCCCGTGTTCAAGAAGTGAAACTATTTGCAAAGTTCGGTTCCTCCACTTGAACTGCATCTTCTGAGTTAGCCCTTCCAAGTACCTGATTTTAACCCTGTGCGTAATGTCTATCTGTTGCTGACCAGCACTTAGATTTTCCGTTGCACTGACACCTTCAACAGATGCCCAAACGGATTTGAAGTCTTCAAACTCCATAGTTGTTTCACCAAGTTCGTTTCTCGACTCCTTGGCTTTCTGAACAACTAGCCTTTCACGCATCTTCCCGGGATATATAGCTTGTGCCATTATGAATATGCCCCCCATTTGCTGGCATCTAGTAACGCTTGGACACCATAGGGAACCTCGAAGCTATTTGCGTGTTCTGTCGCTAGTCGCCTCTCGTAATACTGACCAACAAGCATTAGTATTGCGTGACGAATCTTCACGGGGACATCACTCGGCTCTGGACCAAATCCGGCCCACCAAGTTACTCTCACTCCGTTTTGGGTCGCCCACTGCTCAGAAGGCCACCCATTTTTGCAATCAAAGTAGACACAACCCGGGTTTATGTCCCAATCGTAGCGATACATTGAAGAATCGAGTTCTTCGTAGGTGAAGGCATCGCATTCAGTTGCGTATTCAATTGTTATATCGCCACCAGTATCTCTGAGAACTCCAACATGTGCAGGAGGTCTCGGTAGTCGAATGGTGTAAGGGAACCTGTCAAACTTCATCTGCCATTTAGAGAGGAGGAAGGTCATGTCGCAGTATGTTTCAGCGTACTCTCTAGCAACAGTAATGATTCGCTCTATGTACGAATCGTCTTCCGTGATATCTACACGAAGATGCTGCTTTGCCTCAACTAGAGAAACTGGCTCACTTTCTGGTTCAACGATTCTTTTAAGAGATCGATATCGAACCGGAATCTGCAACCCGCTTGCTGGATACTGCATCTTTGGTCTTTCTCTTTCTCTTACGTCTTTTCTTTGTTGGCTTTTGGTCAAGCTTCGGAACGCTAACCAACTCAACAATCCCACTTTTCATGAACATATCTGCGAAAGAATGCTCCATCTCAGTAATCAGTCCAACTCGAAAGTTGCCGTGATTCTTTACAAATCGAACTTTTGCCTTCATGAATGCTCTTCCTAAAAAAAGAGAGGGATGGGATAGAGGCTCCCATCCCTCTCAAAAACTTTTACTTAACCAAACCCTTATGGTGTGGGAGTGTAAACTCCACCCATTGCGTCTCGGCTGGCATCTGTTCCACCGCCGACGATTGCAATCAAAGGTCCAGCAGTGGTGTCATCACCAAGTTCGTGAACCAAGATGCCCGCACGACTAAATGCAACCATCGCGGTTTGATCGTACTGCATGTAGATTTCTGCTGAGGTCTTGATCTGCATCTGCTGACGATCACCAAAGATCGCTGCGAGGCTCAAGTCTCCAAAGAGGCAGAAAACGTCAGTTGCAGCAGATGCACCCGGATCGGAATACATTACGTTTACCAATTCAACTGGATATCCAAGGAACTGGTTCTGAACAGGACCAGCAGCTACATCAGTGCGAGTGTTGCCACCAATCAACATGCTGATTGGAGTGCAAGCAAGGCCGAATGCAGCAGGACTCATATACCACTTGGCACGACTTCGAGCAAACATCGGAAGCTTTGCGATTGCTTCGCTAAACATCCCAAGTTCCATACCAGCAAGTGTTGAAGAACCTTGAACAACGCTGGCAGTGTGAGTGCCATCGGTGATCGCTGAATTTACGCCAACAATCCCACCTTCACCGGTTGCAGCAGTTGCATTGAAACCAAGTTCGTCGTACTTCTTTGCATAAGCACGAGAAATTTCGTCAGCAGTGTTTTCTGCAAGAGCGATGATTGAATCACCAATCAAGCTGTTAGGTAGACGGCACTGAACCGCAAAAAGCTTTGCAATGACGTTTACATTTTCGTATCCCACGTTATCAACGGGAGCCATGTAGTTCTCGCCTACAATGCTCACCTCAAGACCTTCAGTCTGTTTTGGTTGAACCAGAACATCTGAGGACATCTTCACGTTCTGAGCGTTAGAAGGAAAAACTCCGTACTCAAGAACATTCTTGTAAAGTGTTGAAGACCATTCATCAGGAACCAAAGCACCACCAAGACCATTGTTTGGATCAATGCCATTATGGATTCCGTCAGCGTCAACACGCCCTGACTGTGCAGGAACATTTGGATCAGGCCAATCACGTAAAGTATGGCGACCTACTCCGTAGTCGTTGCACCATCTACGAGCTTCGAGATCATTGAAGGCGTACCCCTTCAACCACATTCCAGCACGGTATGCGGTTTCTGCGTCAGCAAAAGATCGCAAGGTGCCGTAATGAGTCGGGACCACAAGTTGTCTTCGTTCCACTGCTTTCTCCTTTGGGCTTGTTGTTCTCGGCTCTTCTGAAAGTTCCGCTACAGGAGCAGCGTTTTCAAGAACAGAACGCAGTTCTGCTTCTCTTTTTTCTATCCGCTCCACTAATTCAATTTGTGATCGAAGTGTTTCTGCCCGAGCGTCTAACGCTTCAAGGCTCTTGGTCTCTTCTTCACTAGGTGCCTCTTCGCTTTCGTTCAATGCACCCATTTCAGCCAGAACACTGGCTAACTCATCGAGCAAGGACTTTATTCTGTTAGCCATTATATTTTGGCCTTTCTGCTATATGCGTAAGTGCTAGCAGCAGAATGCCCCTAGCTTTCAGGGGAATGTAGGGCAAAAACCTACGTGGTGAAGCAATAGGATTACCAAACTTGGTAACAACTACCTAATTTCTGTGGATGTGGTGATTTTCCGCCTTGAAAACTCCGGTGGAACAATTTCTTTACCGGTTTCACCACATCCATTGCACTTTAGATACCTGACTACAGGAGCATCTCCATTCCTTACAGTCCGGTAAACACCCATATATCCAGCTTTACAGCACTTGCACCTATCACCACTCGTCATACTAGCCTCTTCTTTCGGCAACAAATTCCTTAAATCGCTTGTACGCAACCTTCAACTCTCGCCTTCTTTCTTCTCTCTCTGCCTTGAATTGGTCAAATGACCTTTGAGCAACAGAAACCTCAGTAAGTTCGTACGCCGGTTGAAGCACCAAGCTCACTTCGTAAAAACCCGAAATGTCATTTACGGTTCTAATTGACCGGCCTTCGTTGTCTGTTGACCAATCGTCTCCGCCATCTGAAACGGAGAAAGCAAAGCTTGCCCCTCGAACATCTGCCCTCTCAACACTTTCAACAATATGAGGCATTGATTTTGGTGGATCGAGTTCAAAATGAATCCCTCTCTCATCTTTTTTCAGTTTCAGTGTCTTAGGAGTCCTACCAAGAACTTTTGAAGTATCGTGACTCCATAGGCAAGCGACATCATGGCACTTCCCGTTGCACCCTCTTTCTTCCGTGAAGAACTTATCAAACGCCCTTGGTGAAATCCTTTCAACAAAACCCCCGAGGTCTCTTGAGTCGGAGTTGAACAGAACAGCGGTGCCCCGAATCAAAGGGCTTCGGTTTCCCTGCTCGTCTGATCTGTACTCCACTGTGAGTCCATCGAACCCACGTACTTCTTTATTAGCCATTTTCTTTCTCCTGTTCAGGGGGTTCGTCTTTACTTAACTTGTCTACTAGCCAAGGTCTTTGCTTGAGGTGCCAATAGCCAAGTGGTTCGTCACTATCGCCGGATGGAACTGCTCGTTCCACTGATTCAGTGTCTTTCATGATGTTGTCCAGTTCAACTTTTATTAGGCTTGCACCTTTGCGTGACCCATAAGCATTCTGCGGTGCGAACTTGTTCGTTATCTCGTACACGCTGTTTTGAGCAAAAGTTTCAGAGAATAAAGCGGGCCACGCTTTTTTATTGAGCGTAGTAGCATGGGTAAGCATCCCGTTGAACTCTCCCTTGGTGGAAAAAGAGTGTCCACCCCGAACGTGAGCCACCATATCATGAACAACTCTAAAAAGATCATTTGCGATAAGAGGCTTTCCATCTGACGTTTTGTATTTAGTCATTTTCAGCATTGGATGATTCTTGGTGGCAGCACCCGTGCCGAAACCTTTGTCCGTCATGAAGAATCGGAACTCGCCATCTTTAGCAACCATCTTTCTCATCATGTTGCTGTCTACTTTTGTTCCACCGGGAACTTTTGCGTATGGCTCTCCCTTGCCTTCCCACGCATAGACCTTCAAGCCTGCATCTGTCAAAGCTTGGTACTGGGTTCCAATGTCATCGATTAAAGCATCGTAGGCTTTCCTGCCTGCTGGAGTCATTGCCTTACCAGACTTGGATTGCTGCTCTTTTGCGAACGCCTCTATAGTCGAGCGATCTGGCAGTTCTCGAAAACCTTTGCTTCGATCCCAGATAGATGAGGAGTCGAGACCGCTTGCAGTGGTAGCGTCATCGACTGCTGTTCGGAATGGTTGCGATCCACTTGGAAATAGATCGGAACTAGGGGCACTGCCTTTTTTGTTCTCTTTGCCCTCAGCTTTACCCTTGGTCTTCTCACCAGAACCAGCACATTTGTTACCGGGCTGGAAACCTTGCTTCCCGCCTACTGCTCCGGTTCCGCAGTTTCTTTCTTCTTGTACTTCTCTGCCATCTCTTGGA